GAATAAGTCAAACACTATTTTCATGTTGTTGTAAAAAAACAACGTTGTGGAATAAGGCTCTGGAGACTAAAAAACCCTAGTGTTTTAGACTAGGGTTTAGTTTATATTAAATTATAGTTACTTTAACTGTATTCTTTCCAGCCTATAGGTTCTACTTCTATTGGTTCATCAAGATTATTTACATCCGTAAACACATTCCAAAGCTTCTCCTCAATAGCAAACTTAGTGAATAGTGCTGATTCTAAACCTCTTGCTTCTACTTCCCATGGCTCAAACCAGTAATCAATATCACTAGAAACTTTCTTACCTTTCCAACGGGTTAAGGCTTCGTTGGTTTCACCATAAACAAACTGTTTAATGTGTACAAGTTCATGTGCCAAAGTTCTTAATATATCTGGACCACTAACATTGTAGTTTAATTCTATTTCAAATTCTCTTGGTTTACCAGAATTATTATATTCTTTCACTTCAGCATAACCAAGCACATCTAATTCTTTATTGAACTTTATCTTTAAGTATATGTTTTCTGACAACTTTTTAGAAATAAGTTCATTTGTAAAAAAAATAACAGCACGCTTCACATAAGGCCTGAATCGCTCTTTATCGGGACAACCAACTATACTTAACTGCATTAGGTCTCTCCTTAGAAAATTGACCCAATAATTGGCATAATACCTATGTTGCTCGCACTCCGTTATTTAGTTTTTTATATCAAGATGGAACTTCATGATTCTGTCTTTGAGCATATCTGGAACATTCAACCATGGAACTTCTAGAAAGAATGGACATCCATCAGGACCCCATGCGTGTCTGATAAAGAAGTTTTTGGCAAGCTTCATATCATCTTTGGATGTAGCATCAAATAAATGTCTTTGGTGCACAGAAAACAACTCAATTTTGGTACTCATAGTTTCACCTCAATCATAATAAGAGTCCATTATACAATAAAAAAAGAGGCCTGTCAAGACCTCTTTTAATGTTTACCACTTAGTCTTTTGACTTAACGGCAATCTTTTTAATGGCATCCTGTGCCTTAACGATGTTTTCCAACCAGATATTTAACATACCATTAACGATTTCGGCATCTTTAATCTCTACCTTATCAGCCAATGTAAATGTCCGTTCAAAGTTCCGTGCTGCAATACCTTTGTAAACATAAGCTTCATCGGGATCGGTGTCTTTTGAAGTACCTTTGATGACCAGTTTATCACCATCTAAAGTAACTTCAATGTCGGTCTTGGCAAAACCAGCAACTGCCATTTCGATTACATACTTGTTGTCTTTAACTTGTTTGATATTATATGGAGGGTAGCCAGGAATTGTTTTGGCCATGTTGGAGTGAACTTTTTCTAATTGACTTAGTACATCTTCAAAGCCAATTGTGAAAGGATCCAAAGTTTTGTGAAGTGATTCCCATTTAGGAAATAGGGATATTGTGCTCATAGATTTCTCCTTAGTTAAGCGAGTTATAAAAGTGTGACCCCGAAGGCATCACACTATTATTTATATCAGTTTTTAATAAGCTCCTGGTTTTTTACCAATATTGTATTTTGGTACTAATTCCCATTCGTCTTTTTCTTTATGTGATAGTATCTTGATTTGTGATAGAAAGATTGGAGGTGGTTCCTCAATCTGTTTGTTATTTACCACTTTAATCAATTCCCAATCTTGTAATAACTTTGTTATAGCATTCCTACGGGACAAATCATTCTCTGATATGTCTGTTGGCTTACCATCTAATGCAAACAACTCTTTGAAATGTACGATGTAATAACGACCTTGCTTATGTAAAATGTGGCAAGACTGATATAAAATTCTGTCCTTTTTGGATGCGACACCGATTCGTGTTAGTGTTTCACGGACTTTAAGGAAATCATCCTTTTCCGCTAGGGTAACCTCTACCAAATCTGTAATTAAAATCATGATTTGTTCACTCCGCCTTTTATTGTATTTGCTTTTATTTCAGCGATTTGTTCATCATTTAGAATCCGCAAAGCCTCTTTGGCCTTTTGATTTGAATAACCAAAATACTCCTTGACACATTCTAAATCCTTGTCGGCCGATGCTTTCTGCCACGGTTGAAACTTCCGTTTCATCGGTCTAATAGTATTTAGAAGGTACTGATATTGAAGGTCTTTATCCATTTCTGAATACAAATTCATTTCATTGGCATATAGGATACAATCCATATGATATGATAAAGCACGATTTACAACAAAAGGTGTGTAATCTTTTACATCTATTTCATCTTGTAATACATTCTTTTTGGTTTGGAGGATTGATGGTATAATGTCTTTGAATAGGTCAGGCATTATTTGAACTCACAATCCACCATAATCTCAGTCAAACAGGCAACCATATTGATTTCATGGTCAGCAACAAATGCAGCTTGATATTGATACTTAGCAAGATGTAGAACCAACTGTGGAACTGCGTTTGGTTTCAACTGTTCATATAATGTATCATATAACTTACGATAGATTTTGGTTGGATCATTGTCTAAGTTGTTTGTAACCCATTTACGAACGGATCCAAAGTCTTTATCTTTTAGCCCTTGTACCAAAGCATCAAGTTGTACATCAGTAACATTAGAAAGAATACCTTTATCAATAACACCAGAAACGGAGTAACGTTGAAGTTCATTTAATATCCTACGATTATCGGGAAAATGTTTGGTGATGACGGCAGCCACCACCTCTTTATCATATTTAATATTTTCTTGTTCCAGAATCCACTCAACTCTCTTAAAGAATTGAGCAGCCATCTTTGCTTTGTTACCATTGATTTTAAAGTCAATTACTGAACACCTAGAATGGATTGGGTCAATAATCCTATTCTTAAAGTTACAAGTAAAGATAAACGAACAGTTTGAGGAGAACTCCTCGATTGCACCACGCAACGCTGGTTGGGTGGAATTTGGATTTAGATAGTCTGCTTCATCAATAATAACTACTTTTCGACCACCTGATAACGAGATAGACGAAGCATAATTTTTAATCTTATTACGAAGTACATCAATACCAGATTCATCAGAACCATTAATAACAATATAGTCACAACCAACTTCTTCACAGAGGGCTTTCGCAATTGTTGTTTTACCAACACCTGCTGAGCCCGAAAGTAATAAGTTTGGTATTTCTTTTCTATTGACATATTCTTGAAAAGTGGTTTTGATTGCATCCGGAAGAATGCAATCTTCCACTTTGGCTGGTCGATACTTCTCGACCCATAGTAAATGTTCCATTCAAAACTCCCATAATATAATACAACTCAAAAATCGCCTAGTTAAGTTCCGTTTTGTAACAGGCGAACAGCTTCCAAATATTCTTCAGTAACACCAACATTACCATTTACTAAATTAACTACTGTAGTTTCTACTCCAGAATCCGGATCTTTGTTTGTAAATATACAAACCACTTTTGTTGGATTAATAGCAACAAGATTTCCACTAACAACATCGGTAAGATGTATAAAACACGCCATATTAACCTCCAACTTTAGTATGTTTAGTTTCAGATGCCATCCAATATTGGATGTTATCTTTAGTATTCTTGAAGTGACTGATACCACCAAAAGAAACATTAACTTCATAACTACCAGGAATCATCTTAAAGTTTTCTGTGTTGAAAACAATTTTGTATTTCTTACCGGCAGCATCAAGACCTTCAATCTGCATCGAATTAACGTGAGCAGAATCATTTGCTGCGTCAAAGGTAACAATCTCAACTGCATCACCATCAGATTGAATGGCAATATGTGGAGAAGATAATACTTTGGCAGTATCCATAATCCAATGATAATCTTCAGCCTTCAAAGTAAAAGATACATCAACAGATGGTAATGTAATTGTTTTATCTGGTGCAGATACAATCATACTCTTGGCTGTTTTACGATACTTCACTTTGTTACGACCACTTGTAAATACCACATTTGCATCATCAAAAACTAATTCTGGTTTATCTTTGAACAAAGAATTGACCGATAAGAACTGGTTTAAGTCATAGATACAAAAGGTTTCTGGAAAGTCATCTGTTAAAGTAGCTTCTGCCATTAATGCCTTACTGGAAGATACTGTTTTGATTGTCTTGCCTTGTTTAAATTCTAAACCTTGATTGATGGTTGAAAAATTCTTCAACACATTTACGGTTTCATTTGATAGTTTCATTTACTTCTCCATTATTTAAAGAATACATTATATCATGTTCATACAAAAACATCAAGCAGCACAGCGCATGTGCCAAGTGATTCTTACCGGTTTCTTGGTCATTCTGTTCTCCTTCTTTCCAAGCCCATAAATGCCGTTGTGCGGCATCAAAATACCTACGCTTGGAATCAGGAACATATTTCCAATTATCCCGTTCATACTTCTGAGCACCAAAGGTAAGTATATCTACTGTTGCCTTTAATGCTAATGGCGGTAACAAACCATATTCTAGTTTGTTACCATCAAACTTACGACCACCTGTTGTGGCAGTCTGTGATTCCTTTATAAAATCCTCATATTTCATTACATTTCTCCGACAAAATTAGCAACAGCAGCCATATCTCCTTTGAAATGATATGTACCAATGTGCTCTGTTTTCATCCAAGGACACAACCAGATATCTCCACCCATCTTACGCCACATTTGACAGAACATATAATCTTCTGATAGATAACGGTCGGAACCACCACCTGTGATAGAATCTTTAGTATCAATGACTGTATCAAAGAAGGCATGAATATAACGACTGCCATCAAAGTGTGCTTGACCTACATGGTCTGGTTTGTAACGAATAGACGGATACTCTTGTTCCATTTTAGCAAATACTTCACGCTTTACCAACATGAATCCTGTTCCAATCTCCATCACTTTCAACGGATCTGTTACAGAAAATTGTGCTGTACCTTTAACTGGATTAAACACATAATCACCAGTAACTTTCTCTAACATATTTGGTTCAATTTCTGGATTCTTTCTTAATGCTGTTGCTACTGATTTCCATTTAATTGCTTTCTTCGGATAAGGACCACCAATAACATCTTTGTCTAAAGCTAATAAAGCTAACACATCTTGTGGACCAAAATTAATATCTGAATCAATAAACAACAAATGTGAACATTCAGACCTATGAATGAACTCATCAACAAGATAATTTCTTGCTCTGGTAATTAGGGACTCATTAAATAAGAATGAGAATTTGACTGGAATATTGTACTGCATACATACGCCTTGTAAATCTAAACAGGCTTTCATGTATAGGCCGTGATTCATACCACCATACATTGGTGTGGCTACAAATAGGCTTTTCTTTTGTAATTCTTCTTTTGAGATTGAGATTTCCATTTTAGTCCATTATATAAAAAATAAAAAAAGGGAGTATCGCTTCCCAGCGAACTCCCTATGTAGCATTACAACTTAAGCAACTTCAGAGTGAGGTTGGTTAAAGTTAAAACCGGCAGCAATGGCAGCACGAACTAATGCTTTAGTTGGCTTACCCATACGATACAAATGAAACCGAGTGCCGTCAGCACGGGTCTTTGTATTTGTATAAATTACATGACCTTCTTTACGCAATTCTTCGATGCGAGCAGAAACGTTTTGAATGCCAAAACGAGCACGAGCTTGACTAACTGTCAAACCACGGGTTTCATTAGTCGCCAAGTACTTGGCAATCTTCTCTTTTGCTGATAACTTCATATAGAACTCCTTGTTCATAATTTAAAAAATCCTCGCAATTCACGAGTAGTAACATCATAACATTATATATGTATGATTGTCAAGCATACCTGTGGTATACTTGATTATCTGCCAACTTGTGTCAGATATTTTGCCTTGGTTTCTTCCCAAGACATTTTTATCAAGTCATCATAGAATAAGGCTTCATACGAAACAGTATTCTTTTTCTTCAACATTGATATACGACCTTTAGCATATTTGGTTTTCCAAATATTCGTCAAGGCTTCCAAACTAGTATCGAATGACTTTACTAGTTTATCATCACCAATCTCTTTGCGTAGATATTCACTGGTGTTGTCATAAAGAGGAGAGAAATAGATTCCTCTTTGATGTTCTGTTCTGGTTAATTCTTTTGCTATACCAAGCTTGGGATAAGCAAAGTGTAATGACCTATTCTTATGGTCACGTTTTAATGGCAGTCCTTGTTTGTTCTTAGCTTCCCACCACTCAAAATATTTTTTAGTATGATTCTCTTTTAACCAATCAAATATCATTCTCTTAGTTGCTCTAGATGGTTCAAATGCCACGGAACCAGAGGAGAATCCCATTTTATTCCAATGTTCTAGTCCATCATATTGAGAAAGACCATTAGACTTAGTATTGCCATAAAGAGAAGTAGTTGTAACTCCGACCAAGACATCTCCATATCTTTCTTTCCAATCGTTCTGAACTGTATCGGCAAGACATAACAATGCCAATAACTTTCCACCCATATAATTATAACCAAGAGGCTGTAAAGGAACAATCGTGGACCCAATGGCAGTATGATTAATCATGCCTTGTGAAGTCTTAATATCTCTTGACCAACCAATTGCATTGTCTCTTGGAGTTAAATCCAAGAAGTCGGATGATATACAAAGTACACCAAGATATTTACCTGTAATCTCATCTTCAATTGTATAGAATAGATTACGGCCAATGTTGGAGTTATTCTTCATTGTTGATGTGAATGTCCTAATGGCATTCCATGTTTCAGCCAACTCACCATTATGTAATTTCATAACAGGTTTTAAATTGGCATAATCATCAGGCTCTTTAGGCATCCAGAAATTAGACTTAACTTGATTAATAAGTTTTTCTTGTTCTGGATATACCATTTGAACATCTTGGCCCCATAGAGTTGATACATTTTCTACGGGATATCTTTCTTTAATTTCACACCACTTTTGGTACAATGTATATTCTTTCACATCCATACCAGAAGCATACGTTAAATCTTTGGTGAGAACATCAACTAGTTTTTCTTGGTCAATATGTTCATAGGTGCCAAGAGGATTCTTTTCAATCCAAGTTTGCCATTGTTCTTCTACAAATTCAATAGGAGTTGCCATTATATGAGTTTTAATTTCTTCATTAGTTTGTTACGTTTCTTCATACCAGTTTGTAATGCCATTGGTTTCGCTATTTGAGTATACACTATTCCATTCATGTGGTCAAGCTCATGTTGAAAACAACGAGCAGATATACCAGAAAACTTAGACTCTCTAAAGATTCCATTAAAATCTTGATACTCAACATCAATGATTGCAGCTCTAGTAATATGTAATCCTAGAAAAGGAAAAGATAAACATCCTTCCGCTAAATGGACTTCACCATCATATGATACTATTCTTGGATTATAAAATGCCACATAGTTTTCTTCTGCACCCATTACAAATACTCGATGTTTAAATCCACATTGATTGGCAGATAATCCAAAACCTCGATGTAACTTACAAGTTTCCACTAACGTAGAAGCGAACTCATTTGGATTAACAGGAGGATTATCAAAGTTAAATTCTGGTAATACTTCTTTTAAAATTGGATGGTCCTCAGAAACCAATTTAAATACTTTGGCTTGTTGTGGTGTTACGATTCCAGTTTTTACGGCATCTTCCGTATTAAATCTTATAATATCATCACTCATCATTCTACCTGACTAAAATTATTAACTTTCTTAAACTTAATTACTGACCTAAACTTATCAAACAGTTGGTCACCTTTATGACTGATAACAAACACATTAGTGTCCTTATCCATTTCATATAACAACTTCAAAAATTCATCTGTACCTACAGTATCTAAGCTCGAATCAAACACTTCATCTAATATTAATAGGTTAGTATTAGTTGAATTCTTCATCTTGGCAATTTGGCGCCAAGTAAATAGTAATGCCAAATCAATTCTCATCTTTTCACCTTCAGAGAAATTGGCATAACTAAAATCATCACGGTGTCTGGACTTAATAGACTCCTCAAAATTCTCATCAATGTTGAAATTCACAAAGAAGTCCATTGCTGTTAGGTATTTGTTAATCAGTTTATTCATGATTGGCAAATACTGCTTGATAATCTTTGTTTTAATACCAGTATCTTTTAAAAGGTTACCAGCAAACTCCAAATATTGTTTCTCAATAGAAAGTCCTTCTTGGTGTTTAATCAAAGCGGACAACTCAGCCTTCAACTCAACTAGTTTTGTATTTTCTTCTTCTAAGTTATCTTTGCGATTAGATAACTCCTCAATTTCTTTCTGCATCTTAGTAACATATTGGTTGATGGCAGACACCGTGGAATTATGTTTTACAATCTCATTACTATGTGCCGTAATATGTTTTAGGCTGCTTTGTATATCTTCGAATCTTTTATTAGTAGTAGCAATCTGAACTGATAATTCTGTAAGTCCTTTGTCGACCTCCAGCTTAGTTGAGCCCAAAGTAACCACTTGTTCCTGTCTAAATGATTCTTCAATTCCTTGTTTACAGGTGGGACAGTTATCGTTTTGCTCATAGAAAGACACCTCTTTATCAATTTTTTTAATTCTAGATTCTAGTTTAGATTCTAATTGTAGTAACTTGGAACTCTTAGCCTCTACTGCCAGTTTATCGGCAATTTTACTTTGTAACACATCAATATGTTTTTGGATTAATCCAATATCTTTCTGTAAGGCAAAGATTTGGTCTACACTATCTGCCACATCTTTCTTCTTCTTTTCTATCTCCGATTGATTGTGCTTCTTGTGTTCCTCTATATTCTGTTTCTGTAATAGTATCTTCTCAGATGCCAAGTCCATGGCATACTTGTTCTTCAATGTTCCATCTTTAATGATAGACATTTTGTCTTTAACAATGCCATTCATTGAGGAGAAAATTTGAATGTCTAATAAGTCCTCAATGATTGCTCTTCGGTCACCAGGCGACAGCTGCATGAACGGAACAAATGAGGCGGATCCCAAGATGACTACTTGCGTAAAAGACTTATAGTTTATTTTGAGAATGAATTTCTCTAGGTGGTCTTGGTAGTCTTTAGCTTTCGCATCTTGGTCCACTAACTGGTTATTACAATATACTTCAAATGTGTTTGGTTTAATACCACGAATAATCTTATACTTCTTTTGACCAATAGAAAACTCAACCTCAACTACACCTTGTTGTTGGTTGATAGAGTTTAATAGATTGGGTTTATTGATTTTACGAAATGGCTTTCCAAACAAACCAAAACATAAGGCATCCAACATAGTGGATTTACCGGCACCGTTATTACCTATAACAAGTGTGTTTGGTGATTTAGTTAGATTTAATTCCGTAAATGAGTTACCTGTGGAAAGAATATTCTTCCACCTTAACTTTTCAAATATAATCATGCTTGTTCTTGGTTCAATGCCTCAACATATAATTCACGCATTACTGTTTTTAGCTTGTTATTATCAATAGATTCCTCTGAGATACCATCGACAAACTTCTCTATAATCGTCATAGTATCTTCAGCTTGGTCTATCATATCATCTTCTACGCCTGTTGTCAAGTCAATAAAGTCCTCGGCAATGGTAATATCGATTGGATTAATATTGTATAATGAAGCCATAAACTTGTCAAACAGATAAGGATTGGTTTTATTCACAACCACTACCTTAACATAGGTATTGGTATATTTGGTCAAATCTTTATTAGTGATTTCTGTAATAGATTCCAACTTATCATCATACACAATACGATGATACATTACGTTGGGATTCGGGATGAACTCCAAAGTACGAGTAGACAAATCAAAAAGGTGAAAACCCCTAGTGTCGTTGTAATCTTGCCACGTGAGCTCATAAGGATTGCCAAGGTAAGAAATATTGTCTGAAGTAGAGCGATGATGAAAGTGGCCAGAAAAGACCATATCAAATTTCCTAAAAATTTCACGATTCAATCCTCCATCAGATGTCATACCACGGTGCATGGTAAACCCAGCAATCTCAAAGTGTCCCATACATAGAGCAGCCGAATTGTTTTTAAGTTCCAACATACTCTCATCATAATTCTCAGCACAAATCCAAGGCATCATCAATATATCAGAACCAACCTCACCATAATTTAAGTGTATTGTCTGTGGTGAATCTATAACATGGATGTTTTCATACTCATTAAGTAGAAGGTCTACAGAGTTTACATCATTAGTATTTTTAAAATAGGTATCATGATTGCCAGCCAACATATAAACTGTAAGGTTTCTTTTGGATAACTCATCAAAAAACATTTCTTTGGCACGTTTAAGACTGTAGAAGTTTATGTATTTCCTACGGTCAAACGTATCACCGAGTATAAGAACAGTAGTAATGCCATTATTGTCAAGGCATGGGAAGAAAGTATCTCTATAAAACTTTTCATAATAATCCAAGAAATGAGGTGAGTCATTCCTTGCTCCAAAGTGTTGGTCTGTTATAATCGCTATTTTCATAATACTATTATATCACTCTCCTAAGAAGTTTTCAAGCCCTTTTGGTTTCTTTATTTCTTTTTTCTTCTTGTTTGCCGTTTCATATGTTTCAATGAATACACTAATATTATCATATAGTTCAAACTGTTTGGTAGTACCATCTTCAAACTCCATCATTTCAAACTCATCAAGTATGCCATATTGTTCTGTGGCTTTATACTTAACATACTGTTGTTTCTTCTCTTTACCAATCCTTCTAAGAAAGGCAAAGTAAATTATCTGTGTAAAATAGGCAAATGGATTCTTAGATTTCTCTGGATCAAAGTTATCAAAATACATCAGGCAGTTCTCGATACCATCAGACATCATTTCATCACGATAGGTATAGTTGATAAAGTTGGGTTTGTGTGATAGTCCCTCTGCTATCTTCATAAAACACTCACCTATGTAATTAGGAATCGCTGGAGGTGGTTTTTTATCTGCTTTAGCAGCCTTACATCTCTCTTTATAATCAATGAGTGCAGCTAAGAAATCTGCATTGTTTACATATTGTTTTGGTTTAGAAGCCATGTTTACCACCTAAAGTTATTGACAAACGCTTGACAAGAGAGTAAAGTCGAGTATGTCCTGTTTTGAGATTATTAATGTAATACACCTGTACCATCATATTGTATATCCTGGAAATCATTAATTGCTAGTTGTAATTCTTCATCAGTCATTTCTTTTGCCAGTTCTTTGGCACTTAAAACATTCTTAATCTTTTCCACAGTATACACATAGTAGTCCACAAATTCTTCATTTGGTTCTGCCATTGTCAGTATATCTTTGGTGTGTACCTGTAATTGATTATTTTTAATTAATTGTATTGGAAGCCATTGTCTCATAACCAAACCAGCATCTATTCCACGGAAATCAACAGAGAAAGCCATTGGCTGATCCAGTATGTAATGGTTTAATCCATCAATAGAAACATTGGCAATCAAATCTTCCCCATTCTGTAATTTTATTACTTGTGTTTTATGTTCAAGCATTTTTTAATCCAATCTTGTATATTTTGAAAGGGAACTGCTCATCATTATATATCTTAGTTCTTTCCACGAAATGTTTTAAGGTATAGTTCATATGTTTTTTATATCTGAGGTCATCGGCAATATCGTAAAGAGTTGCTATCTCTTTGCCTTCACTTTGCCTAAGGCCTCTACCAATACTCTGTAACGTCCTAATTGAAGATTTAGTTGGCATTGCAAATATGATGTTATGTAAATTTCTAATATTGATACCTGTGCTAAAAGTACCATAAGAAGCCACTACAATTGCATCGTTTTCAATCTCCATAATTCTTCTAATTTCTTCACGGTCAGTCGTATCAGTTCCACCGTGTACAAAGAAAACTTTTCTATTGCCAATCTTCTCTGTATCCTTTATCATATCATACAGGATTTGACCGTGTTTGTCAACCATTTGATAGAGTATTAATGTATTTTTGCCTAGGCTAACTGCAAGATTCTTAATGAATTTATTTCTAACTTGGTTGGATATTAGATACTGTATTTCTTCTTGATAAGTTTTGTCTTTATACTCTAAACATTTCTCATCTGGATGTTTTAATATGAGGCATTTAATCTCAAAGTCAGACACCTGATTTTTATCAATCAGTTCTCTGGTACTAATTACTTTGTTTACAGGTCCAAATAAACCTTCTAATACAAGTTTATGAGTTTTAGTACCATCTAAAGTACCTGTAAGACCTATACGATACTTGGCATTAACACAAGCTGTCAGTATGGTTGTAAGTGATTGTGCTTTGAATAGATGAGCCTCATCACCTATTACATAATCGAATTGATGGAAGTATTCTTTAGGCAACTTATATAAAGATTGCCATGTGGAAATTATTAAAGGTTTGCTTGACTCTTTGTCTTTACCTTGATATACTCTGTGTAAATGTTCTTCCATGTTATCGTTATTGTAATCGGCAAAGTCTGAGTACAACTGTTCAACCAAAGACGTGGTTGGAACTATAACAAGGCCTTTGAGATTTTGATATTGTTGTAATTGACGAAAGATAAGATAGATGATTAATGATTTACCTGAAGCCGTAGGAGATAATCCT